CCTAACCGAGGTTGGCGGCAGCGACCTAAACCTAGCAGCCGCCGGCGCCCTCGATTCAATCGCCGCCAACGCCGCGCTGCTCGCCAAGATGGAAAAGATCGGCGACTACGCAATCAATTCCACCGCGATGGCGGCAGCCGTCATGAAGGTGGCCGCCCACTATCGCAGCCTCTCCGAGCAAGCGCCGGCGTTCGGATTCGCCGAGCAGACGCTGTCGAAGTTTTCATGGGATGAAATCGTCGTGAATGAACTGCTGAGGGATGGCTAATGGGCTTCAAGCAGCTTCTGAATGCGACCGGCACCATCCGGCGCTTTAACTCCAGTAGCAAAGACATGCATGGCAACCCCGTGAAAGTTTGGAGCGATCTGGCGACCGATGTACCGTGTCGCCTACAGCCGCGGCGCGGACGCGAAGCGGTCCAGCCTACCCAGGTCGTCGTCGGCACCCACGTTTTGTTCCTGGAAATTGGGACCGACATCACGGAAAGGGATCGGTTCGTGTTCGCGCCTGACACCTACGAGGTGCTCTTCGTTGGCGATGCGGCCGGCCAGGGACATCACCTGGAAGTGGATCTGGAACTGGTCAAGGAGTAGCCATGCCGGGCTTCGACGTTCAATTTAAGTTTCGTCCGAACCCCGCGGCGATAGCCAAGCTCAACGGGGCGCTCTTCCGTGCGTTGGACGAGACGCTGGACATTGACATCCAGACCGAAGCCAAGGATCGCTCGCCCTACATAACTGGCATGAATCGCCGCAGCATCGGGATCGAGGTCGAGGAGGTTGGCGGGCGCGTCGAGGGCAGTATTTTCACGCAATCGGGCTACGGTGGTTATCTGGAAATTGGGACCAGCAAGATGGCGGCGCAGCCCTACCTGTGGCCGGCTGTCGAGAGCCACGCACCCAAGATTTTTGAGCGCATGAGGAGGTTTTTGTGATCGACGTACCCGCTGCTATCCGCGAAGTCCTACTGGCCGATGCAGGACTGGTGGCAAAGGTGGGCGATCGGATTTACTTGCAACGCCTTCCGGAAGGGCACGACTTCGACCAGCAGGCGGTAGTGTTCGCGATTCAGGGCGGTACTACAGACGTCTATGTTCCGCACCTCTACCCGACGTTGGAATTCAAATGCTGGGGCAAGGATACGATCGATGCGCAAGAGACCTACCGGCTGACATACGACGCGCTGCACGACAAATCGCGGGCCTCGGTCAGTTCCGGTTTTCTTGTTGAGGCACTTGAGCAAAGGCACGGGCAAAACCTAATCGACCCTGATAGCAAGCGTCCGTATGTGCGGGCCATATTCAGGGCAATTCTGAGAAAGGACTGAAGGAGGAAAAGTTATGGGAGACGTAGCGAATGTTTTGATTGGAATCGGCAAGCTGTACATCGCTCCCGATGGTGAGGCGCTACCCGACATCACGGCTGACAGCATCACCTGGGCAGGGAACTGGAAAGAGGTCGGCTTTACCGATGACGGCGTCAGCTTCGAGCATGGCGTTGAACATTTCGAAGGTGTGATTGACCAGGAGCTATCAGCGGTCAAGGCAGTCCCGACCTCGGAAGCTCTGACTGTTCGTACCAACCTGGCGGAGGCCGACCTTGAACGGTTGGCGCTGGCCATCTCGGGCGCGGCCTTTTCGACCATCGCGCAGGGCTCCGGGCAATCCGCGCAAGACGTGATCAAGATCGGCGGCGGTCCGCTGGTGGTAAAGGCTCTCGGCTTCGAAGGCACCTCACCCGAGGGAGGTTTCCGGGTGATTTTCGTCCACCGTGTTTTCGCAACTGAAGCGATGACGCAGAGCTATAAGAAGGGCGAAAAGACTATGTTCCCGGTAGCTTTCAAGGCTCTGGCCGACACGGCGAAGGCTGTGGGCGAAAAGCTCGCCACGATCAACGACTGGACGCAAGCGGCGTTGTAAGAGGTTTTCGCAGGAGGGCGGCAGCTCGGCAGGCTGGCACCTATCTGCCAGCGGGGCAGGGAACGCTGCCGCCAACGCCTGCCAACGCTTGCTCTGGCTAGGTGAGGAGGGGTCTGAGACCCCGAACTAGGAGGAAAAGATGGAACGCACCGAGGATCAGATCGTCGCTCGAGAATCGAAGGTCACGCTGGGCGGCAAAGAGTACGAGATCAAGCCGGGCTCGATCAATCACAACTTCCGCTGGCGCAAGCGCTTCTATGCGGAGTTCTCCAAAGCCACGCGCCCATTTCTGAGCCAGTACAAGCCCGGGCTGCTGGCCCGGCTGATGGGCAAGGACGAGACCGGGCGCTTTCTGGAAGGGCTACGGATGGCCTTCTTGGAGATGCCCGAGATCCTACGCGATCTCTTCTTCGCCTACGCGCCCTACCTGCCTCGCAAGGAGATCGAGGAGAACGCCAACGAGCTCGAACTGGCCGAAGCATTCAAGGAGGTAATGCGCCTAGCTTTCCCTTTTTTGGACGTGGTCAAGACGCTGGTGGGGTTGGCCAACCTGCAACCGTTGGAGAAGCCTACGAGCTCGCCCTCCACGAGTGGGGGCGCGACCCGCGCTACATAAACGCGCACTGGTCGGAGGAGCTGTTCGGTTTGATGCTGGAGAAACTCGGCAAACGATTAAGGCAAGAGCAGGACTTCCGGGCTCAGCTGGCCGGCGCAAAGTTGCAAGGTTTGGGTCGGCGCCTGACAGACAAGGAGCTATTCGCGCGCGCCGGGATCATCCCGAGGAGGATGCAGTGAGCAAAGAAGAAACGAAACTCGAAATCATAGCGAAGGCGGCCCTCAAGGCGGCCCAAAAGACCCAAAAACTCAGAGAAGTAACCAAGACTCTTCGGACTCAATTCCCTGAATTGACGGCAGCGGAGGCTAAAGATGGAGCTGTGACCGCGATCGCATGGGTAGCCGGCAGGGCAAGCTGGATAAGCTACATGCAGAGAGGGCGCGTTCGCAAGACAATCGTTTTGTGTCCAGGCGCTTGTGAAATCTGCCGAGGAAATAAGGAGCAAGGCCCGATTCCGATTGACGAAGCTTTCAAGAGCGGGCAGCAGCACCCGCCGTTTCACGGAAGTTGCAGGTGTGCTTTGGTGCCATCACGTTGAGGTGTATTAATGGCTTCTTTTAACCGGCGCTTGCAGTCGCAGGCTTTCTCGAGATTTCCCAAAAGAAACTTGGCCGCAGTGTTGCTTCCTTTCATCATACCGAAGGGCCCCTCATTGAAGCGACGGGTCTTCGACCAGACCAGATCACCGTCAGCCAGCGTCAAGACGCCTGATACTACGGCCCTCCGCCTGTTCAGCAGACCACCTCCGCCAGTTTCATCCTCGCCAATTTCTAATACGGCGTCAGCATTCTCGGCTTTACCCACAAGCCGCAAACAGGTTTTACCTTTACCGGAACGCTTGACTAGGAGATCACGAACATGCGTAGCAGCCTCACTGTTGCCTTGAACGAATATCGTTGTGACTTCTTGCAGCCTGGGGTCTTTAGCCGACAGGCTGAGCGACAGAGCCAACACAAGCAGCAGTACTCGTTTCATGGTTTTTGTTCCTCCATAGAATTGAAAGGATTCTACCGCCAAGAAGGGGCGGCCTAGTATGAGCATCAATGTAGGCGATGGCGTAGTCAAGCTCATCGGCGATCCTACCAGCCTTGACCGAAGCATAAAGGGGATTCCCAGGAAAATCAAGCAGGCAGAGCGTGAGTCGCGCGGGGCTTTCAAGGGCTTCACTGGCGGACTCAGTAGGATCAAGAACCTAGCCATCGGCGTCGGGCTCGTCTTCGGGGCCTGGCAGGCCATACGGATTCTGAAGAACGCGGCGAAGGCAGCCATCGAGTTCGGAAAACAATTCGCCAACGTCGCCACCCTGATTAATACCCAGACTCCAGTCGGAGTCAAGCAGCTCAAGATCCTGAAACAGCAGATCTTCGAGCTGCGTCCCGAGCTGGGAAGCGCCACCGAGCTCACGAAGGGCCTGTATCAAGCACTCTCGGCCGGGGCCGCGCCTGCCGGGGCCGTGCGGTTGGTGGGTGAGGCCGCGCTCTTCGCCAAGGCTGGGCTGACGGATACCCTGACCGCGGTGGATTTGATGACGACGATCCTCAACGCTTACGGCAAGAGCGCCGAGGAGGCGGCGGCGGTTTCCTCCACGCTGTTTAAGACCATCGAGCTGGGCAAGACCACCGGCCAGGAGCTGGCCGGGGCGCTGGGTCGGGTCATCCCGGTCGCCGCCTCGCTGAACGTCTCCCTGCCCGAGCTGAACTCCGCGCTGGCTACCATGACGAAGAGCGGTTTGTCGACGGC